ACATCAAGCGCTACCGGATGGTGCTGGCAGAGAAGATCTCCGCCCTGCCGCACGTCGCCAGCACTTCGACATATGTCGTGATGGAAGTGGTGCGGGATGCGTGGCGCTAGACCGACAGGAGGCGCGGCAAGCCGTTCTGGCTGCGCCGTTGGGTCAAAAGCTGGAGCCGGATTTTCCGCCCCACGGCGCTTTCGCCGCAGCCGGAAAATTAGTGGCTCCCCGAGTAGGATTATCGGGGAGCCCATAACCTGCGGGTTTGCAGGCCAAAGAAGCCAAGTTTAGCTAGGGTTTATGCTCCGATAGCGTTCGATAGTTTCCATTGACGTTTGATGAATTCCAACACAATGTGTTGGAACGAATGTTGGGACGGAACTGGCTATGGGCAATCTCACTGCGCTGAAGGTGAAGCACGCGAAGCCGGGTTTTCATGGTGACGGCAAAGGCCTCTATCTGAAGGTCAAGCCTAGCGGTGCGGCGTCCTGGGTGTTGCGGGTGCAGCATATGGGCAAGCGTGAGGATATCGGCCTGGGCTCTGCCGACCTCGTGACGCTGGCCGAGGCGCGGGAGAAGGCAGCCGAGCTGCGCAAGCTCGCGCGATCGGGCAAGGACGCGCGGGCCGAGCGCGATCGCGGCAAGGTGGTGATCCCGACTTTCGCGCAGGCGGTCGATGATGCCCACAAGGAGCTGTCGAAGGGCTGGGCCGACAAGACAGGGGACGCTTTCAAGGCCTCGCTCGAAGCCCATGCTATCCCGGTGATCGGGCGCCGCCGGGTGGATGAAATCGAGAGCGCGGACGTTATCGCGGTGCTGGCGCCTATCTGGACGGAGAAACCGCAACAGGCGCGCAAGATTCGCCACCGCGTCTTGCAGGTGCTGGCCTTCGCCAAGTCGCGGGGGTGGCGCAGCTCGCCAGTCCCGGGTGCTGCTGAAATCAGGCGCGGTCTGGCAAAGCAGCCGCGCGGGGGCAACTTCGCGGCAATGCCATATGCCGAGGTCGCGGACTTTGTTGCAGCCGAGCTGGCGAAGGATGCGACTTCGGCGCGGCTCGCCCTGGTGTTCGCGGTGCTGACCGCTGCGCGAAGCGGCGAAGTGCGCGCGGCGCGCTGGTCGCAGTTCGACCTTCAGGCCAAGACATGGACGCGGCCGGTCGAAATCATGAAATCGGGGCGGCCGCACGTGGTGACGCTGAACGCTGCGGCGATCGAGGTGCTGCGCCGCGCCAAGGCGCTAAACGGGGACGAAGCCGACAAGCTGGTATTTCCCGGCGCCCGCGGTGCGCAGCTGTCCGATATGTCGATATCCAAGATGATGCGCGGGGCAGGGCGAAAGGAGACTGTGCACGGTTTCCGCTCGACCTTCCGCGACTGGGCGGCCGAGCAACACCCTGAAGTGCCGGCGATGGTCGCCGAGATGGCGCTGGCGCATAGCGTCGGCACGGCGACCGAACAGGCCTATCTGCGCAGCGACCTGCGCCAGCTGCGTTTCCGCCTGATGGACGCATGGGGGCGCTATGTCGCGCCGACGCTGGGCACTGCCGGGGGCAATGTGGTGAAGCTGGGGGCCGCGTGATGGCAGAGCAACCAGGCGAGGGATGCGTTCAAAGGTTCGGCAGCGAAGCGGAAGAGGACTCCTTTTGGGCGGCTATTGGAGGGCTAGACGTCGAAGACGGTTGCGACCTTCGCCCATTGCTCAATCATATTCGCGCCGGGTTCTCGATCGATCCCCTTGCTGAAACCTTGGCCCTGCTGATCGAACAGGGCGCCCTTCAACTTAGCCCGGTCGAAGGTGTGGCGAAGCGCGGGCCTTCACTTTCGACCCGGCACCAAAGACGCGATTTTCGGCTGCGGGTAGGCGCGTGGATCCACGTTCGACAGGTACGATTGGGGAGGGGACATTTAGCCTCGCTGATCCACCAAGCGGCCCAGCATTTCCCCGTTTCGGAAGGCCATGCAAAAGGTTGCCTCTCCGAATTCCGAGCTGCTTGGTCGGGCGATGATTTAGGCGGCCGCTTTGACGCCGTGCGAATGTGGCGATCGGAACTGCGTGAACTTTGCAGCGCCGAGGGCGTCGACTTCGACGAGGAACTTGCAAGACTCTTTTCTGATGAAAATTGATTGCGGAATTCAGGCGAGACTTTCCGCCAACTGACTTGATGACGCTCCCGAAAGTGCCGCTAAGTTTCAAAGCCGTCCAATACGAAGGATGGCGAAATGATCGAATTACTGAAGCGCCCCGAAGTGGAGCGCCGGACCCAACTTAGCCGGTCGAGCCTCTACCTGCTCATGTCCAAGGGGCGCTTCCCTGCGCCTATCAAGCTGAGCGAGCGGGCCGTCGCGTGGCGCGCGTCCGATGTCGATGAATGGATTCGGCAGCGGATCGAAGCGAGCGAAGGCCGTGCGGCTTGAGCTCAAGCCCGGCGTCGGCGGGGCCGATAGCCGGGGCGTGCCGGTGGGGTGCTGTGGATATGGCAACCCGCTTGAGGTCTGCACTGCGCAGCTTTCGTCTGGGCGCCGCTGCCTGCTGTGCGAGCGGACCGGCGGTTTTCCCTTGCCCGCGTGGTGGCGCGGGGCCTGCGAGGCCGAGGCACTTGCCGGGCCGAGCGTCCAGGTGGTGGCGATGCGGACGCCCTCGCTGCCTTGGGCGGTGATAGTCCTTCTCGAAGGCAGATACATCAATCCGCGCTGGCCCATCGTCGGCGCGCGCGATGCGGCAGAGGCCGTTCACCTGGCCATGGCGCGCGGCCTTCAAGCCTCAAAGGCTTCCCGGTTGGAGGTGATCGGGCCGGGCCACTGGCGGGCGCGGCGCGTGGTTGTGCTGGCGCGCGATGCCTTCGCGCGCATGGAAAGGGGGAATCAAAATGCTGGAATTTGAACTGAGGTTCGATCGCGACGCGGCCGGTATGATTGTCGGCATTGCCTGCAAGATTGGCGCGGCGACCGAGCGTGAGCCGGTAACGACTGATCGGAGCGGCGCGGTGATCGAGGTCGAGCATTTCCTTGGCGTGGCACTGCGCGAGGGCTGGGCGATCGAGGGGCGCAACCCTGCGGGCCCTCTGCACGCTGCCTATCGCAAGTGGGCGGAGCAGCGCGGGCAAGCCGGTCTTTCGATCAAGGGCTTCAACCACGCGATGCACGCCGCTGGTTTCGTCCAGATCAGCTCGAACGGGCGCAAGTGGCTGCTGCCGACCGGCACTGCTGAAAGGCTTTGCCCCCGCGCCCCCGGCGGTGCCGGGCTTCAGCCTTCCGGGGCGGGAAGCAGGCGGCCGGGTGCCGGTGCAGGGGTGCGGGGCTGATATGGCCCGGCCCGCTACTCTTCCGCGTTCGATCGTCCCGGAAGGTCAATCAGGCCTGGTATGGAAGGCTGTAACCCGCAGAATTCTGCCATTCGTCGGCTATCGCGGAAGGTCGGAAGGCAATTCCCAGCTCCCCCATAGAGCGTTCGAAAAAACTCGCGTGTGGGAATTACCTCATTTTCCCTTCCATCCCCTCCATTGTTGCAAGAAATGCAAGGTAGAGAATGAGAAGGGATTGAAAGGCCTAGAGAAGTTTGGGCTTCGCCACCTGCTGCCGACCTTCCATAGGGCGAAAATCTTCCCTTCCATCGATTGGAAGGTGGAAGGGAACGACCACCCCCGGGGGGTGGTCGAAAGTCTGCAATCTCAATCGCTTGGTGACCACCGCCCGCCTCACTCACGGATTTTTTCTTGTTGGTCGAGTTTTTCGGCACGGGATGAATTTGCGGGGGGGCAGGGAAGCGCTGTGGGCGTCCGGTGGGGCGTTGGAGATTTTCAAAAGGCTTGGCCTTGGAACGATGTTCAGGGCGGCGCCCTGGGGCAGCGGTGGCTTTGGCAAGAGGGTGATTGCCGCCGCCGCTATTCGGCGAGTTTGGCCAGAGTATTTTTCCGCGTGGAGGACAACATGAACAACGAGACCAGGACCATCGACCAGACAAGGCGCATCCTTCGCGAAGCCGCCTTCATGATCATCGAGAGGGGGCAGCCGGCGCCCGACGTCGCGATCGGGGCGGCCTATGCGGTGATGGACATTGCCGAGACCTTCGCCGGCTATGGCATCCCGGCAATCGAGTGGCTGCGAACCGCTGCCGACGTCATGGAGCGGACTGTGCTCAGCGGTGTGCCAAGGGCGGAGGGGTAGGGCATGGACCGCGCCAAGCTCGCCGTAATCACGGCCCTGGACGAAGCGGCGCGAGCGATCGTGCTGCTGGCGCTCGATGAATTGACCCGCCCGCTTGGTCGACGCGAGATAGAGAAAGTGCTGGGCCGGGCAGGCATTACCAGGCGCGAACGCGAAAGGATCGTGCCCGCCCTGCTGTGCCTTGACCTTGTTGCGATCGTCCCGCGCGATGCGTGATCGGGGCATTGTCGCGGCCAATGCAATGGCGCGCCCGCGTCGTCCGGTTGAAGCCGATGCTCTCATTGCCAGGGGGCTGGCAGGCTTGCCTGCCGAGCTTTCTCTGAGGTCGAGGGCCCGCTTGCTGGCGCGCCGCGTCGTGGCGGAGCTGGTTGCGGACAGCATGCGCGACGATCCCCTCGAACTCGCGTTGACGCGGGCGCGCCTGGCGCTGGGCGAGGATCCGGCGTTGCTGCTTGCGACCTGTCCGGCCCTCGATCTTGCGGCTGATCTGGCAACCGAAAGGGTGCGGCGCTTCGCCGCGCGGTCGTGCCGCCAGCTTTCCGCGCACGAATGGGAGGCCGAGACCCAGGACATTGCCGGGATGTTGGAGGTCCGATTTGCCGAGCGATTCCGGCGGTGCAAGAAAATGGGCGGAAACTGATTTTTCACCCAGTCGAGCGGGGCAGGTTGGCAGGGCGAAACGATGGAGTCCCTGATGAACAGCAATCCGAATATCCGCAGGCGTGGCATCGCCGCTGTCTATGCGGAGAGCCATGGCAACCTCGATCACGTCCTGAACGAACTCAATACCACCTTTGCGAGCTTCCGCGCCCGCAATGACAGCCGCATTGATGAGCTGACCAACATGGTCAATTCGCAACAGGAAACCATCCAGGCGCTGCGCCTGGGCGGGGTTAGCTCTGCAAGCGTTCACCCTGGCGCCGGCATCCGGCGTGGCGGACCAGGCTATTCGCCGATCACCGGCGGGGCCGCCGAGGATTTCCATAACCAGCTGCGCGGGATGCCTAGCGCAAGCATGTCGACGCAGAGCGACCCCGATGGGGGTTACACGGTCTTTCCCGAGGTCGACGGCGTGCTCGATGCGGTCGTTCGCGACCTCTCGCCGCTCCGTTCGCTGGCCCGGGTAGTCAACTTGGGGGCAGGCAAGGGCGACTGGGAAAAGATCATCGGCAAGAGCGGCGCGCAAAGCGCCTGGGTTGGCGAGGAAGAGACCCGGGCCGACACCGATAATCCGACGCTGGGCAAGGTCACGATTCCTGCCGAAGAGGTCTACGCGCTGCCCCAGATGACCAATCGGTTGCTCGACGATTCGGCCTTCGACCTCAACGCCTTTCTGAGCGAGGACGTCTCCGGCGAATTCGCCCTGGTCGAAGGCGCTGCTTTTGTCTCCGGGGACGGCATGAAAAAGCCGCGGGGGTTCCTGTCTTACGAAGTGACCACTCAGGACGACGCTGCGCGGGCCTTTGGCAAGCTGCAGTATGTGGCCAGCGGCCATGCCTCGAGCTTCGCCAGTTCCAACCCGGCTGACGCTCTGCACGATCTGCTGACGGCCCTTCGCCCTTCCTATCGCAAGGGTGATGGTGTGGCCTGGCTGATGAACAGCGCCACGGCCAATGTCATTCGCAAGTTCAAGGATGGCCAGGGTAACTATCTCTGGACGGGATCGATCGTGACCGGGCAGCCTGACCGCCTCCTGGGCTATCCCGTCGCGATCGATGAAGGGATGCCGGACATTGGCGCGAATAAATTCCCGGTCGCGTTCGGCAACTGGCGGCGCGGCTACGCGATCGTCGACAAGCCCGGGCTTCGCCTGATCGTCGACCGCGTGACCAAGAAGGGCTGGACCAAGATGTTTTTCTATCGCCGGGTCGGCGGCGGCGTGGTCGACAGCAACGCGATCAAGCTGCTCAAGATTGCGACCAGCTAAGGCCCAGGTGCCGAGTGATTTGGGGTTCCGTGGGTGTTGAGCGTGCCAACGGATCGATGCCCCCATGGGCCAGAGTTGACTGGCCCGGCCTGCCGCCGCTGTTTCCTTTAGATGCCAGCGGCGGCAGGCAAACCTTTCGCCTTCCACATTGCAAGGCGGGCGATCAAAGGAGCGTGAGATGACCGTTCAAATCGGATCCCTGCTAATCAGCCTTGGCCTTGAATCCGGGGCCTTCAAATCCGGGCTCTCCGACGCGGACAAGGAGCTGAAGAAGGCGACCCGCCGCATGGAAGCGGTGGGCCAGTCCATGCAGAACCTGGGCCAGCAGCTCTCGCTCGCCGTTACCGTGCCGCTGATCGCCATGGGCACGGCGGCGGTGCGCGGCTTTCAGGAGCAGCAGCAAGCCATGGCGCAGGTAGAGGCCGCGCTGAAGAGCATGGGCGGCGTCAGCGGAAAGACGGCAGCCGAGCTGGAAAAGGCCGCCGACGCTCTGGAAATGAACAGCCTGATCGATGCGGACGTGATCCTGAAACAGGTGACGGCGCAGCTGCTCACCTTCGGCAACATTGCGAATGCGGAATTCGACCGCGCGCAGCAGGCCGCGATCGACATGGCGACCCGCCTTGGAAGCGAGCCGCAAGCGGCGGCGATCCAGCTGGGCAAGGCGCTGAATGATCCAATCAAGGGCGTCTCTGCCCTGACGAAGGTTGGCATTCAGTTCACCGATGCGCAGAAAGCGCAGATCAAGGCGATGGTCGAGGTCAATAACGTCGCCGGTGCGCAGGGTATTATCCTGGGCGAGGTCGAGCGCCAGTTCAAGGGCGCGGCGAAAGCGGCCGCCGATACGTCGCCATGGCGGCAGGCGAAGGTGGCGATCGGACAGGCCGGGGACGAAGTAGGCAAGGCCCTTAACCCGTATGTCGAAATGGCGGCGAAGAAGATTGCCGAGCTGGCGCGCGCCTTCAACGAGCTGCCGCAAGGCACGAAGAACCTCGTCATGGGAGCCGCCGCTGTCGGGGCAGCGCTGGGGCCGGTTATCTCGATCCTGGGCACGGTGGTTTCAGCGACCGCGCCCTTTACCGCCGCGATCGGCATGATCGGATCGTCGGGCGGCGTCATGGCGGCGGCGAGCGCTGCGATCAGCGGTCTAGGTGCTGCGCTTGGTCCTGTCCTGGTTCCCCTTGGCCTGGTCGCGGCTGCCGGGGCCGTGATCTATGCCAACTGGGACAAGATTGGCCCGGTGCTGGAAGAGCTGTGGACGACCGCGCAAAAGGTGCTCGGGCCGCCGCTGCAAGAACTGGTGACTAGCATCTCCGGCACGCTGCAAGAGCTCTGGAAGGGGCCGCTGGGTGAAGGGATTCGCATGGTGGTAAGCGCGCTTGGCGACCTGCTTACCGTGCAGCTGAAGGTGTTCGGCCCGGTGGTGATCGGAGTGCTGAAGGTGTTGGTTAGCTACCTGTCCAACACCTTCAAGGCGATCGGCGATGGCGCCCGTGCAATCAGCGCGCTTTTCAAGGGTGATTTCAGCACGGCGGCTGCTGCGATCGATTCGGCCATGAACCGCGTGTTCTTCGGACTGCCGCACAAGGTGCGGGATTCGGTCAAGAAGCTGGTCGAGGCCGTGCGCGAATGGATGGTCGACAAGCTCGATGCGGTTTGGGAATGGGTGCGCGGCAAGATCAAGGTGGTCGGCGATGCATTCTACAAGCTGTATGACGCGGTGGTCGGCCATTCCTATATCCCCGACATGGTTGACGGCATCGCGGCGCAAATGGCGCGGCTCGATGCGGTCATGGTCGACCCGGCGAAGAGCGCGACCGAACAGGCACGGCAGGCCTTCGAAGAGCTGGGCCGTGATGTGCAGCAAATCATGTCGCGCCTGTTTCCCGAAGCCCGGGCGATCGCCGACCTTCGGGGCGAGCTGGGCTCGCTCGATCGGGGTATCGCTGCCGGCGGGGCCGGTGGCTATTCACCTGATCAGCTGCGCGCCGCGCGGCAGCGTCTGTTGCAGAATGCCGACCCGGCGACCCGTGCCGGGGTGGCTCTTCCGCTGTCCGACTATGTGAACCTCTACGGTGGCAGCCTTGGCCCGGATATGCAGCAAATCCAGGCCGAGCTCGACAACATCGGTAAGGCCGCGAACGACAACGCCGCCGGGATCGAGGTCGCGAACGTGCGGATCGTCAACAGCTTCAAGGACATGGTAGAGCAAACCATGTCGGCGATCGGCAAGCTGGGCGATGCGATCAAGGGCGGCGACTTTTTCGACATTCTCGACGGGCTGGTCGGGCTGGGCATCCAGCTGGGCAGTATCGGCTTGTTCGGCAAGGGTGCGCAGAACGCTATCAATGCGCCCAAGGCGTTCGCCCTGGGCACGAACTACGCCCCCGGCGGGCTGGCGCTGGTCGGCGAGCGGGGGCCGGAGCTGGTTAACCTGCCGCGCGGTTCGACGGTTACGCCCAATCACCGGCTTGGCGCGGGCGGTGTCACGAACAACTATTTCAGCGGCAACTTGATGACCCCGGAATTTTGGGCACGGATCCATGCTGGAGACGCGCAGGCCGCCCAGGCGGGGGTGCAGGGGGGCTTGCAGCAGCTGCGCTACATGAATTCCCGCCGCTGGGCTGGCTGAAGCCGGATTTGACCGCACGGGCGATGTGTGAAACAAGACGGGTCGAAGCAGGGGTGCAACCCTGCCTCGACCCTGACCAATCGACCTGTCTGGAGGTTTCATGGCTAATTCACCCGTAGGGGGCGGCGCGTCCCCGTTCAATGCCCTGCTTGGCGTTTCCGCAATCCACGATATCGACGCCGCGTTCTGGCAGGCGCACGCCGCATGGCGGGCGCTCGAAGACCAGTTCGAGGTTTACGGGGGCGAAACGGACGAAGACCCCGTAGCGGCTGCGCTACTCGATCGGGCAGACCTGGCTCGCGAGGCGATGTTCGCCGCGCCGGTCCAAACCGCGACCGCACTGCAAGCGAAGCTGGAAGCCTGCCGCGATGGCGACGCGGCAAGCGTGATCGACATAAAGGTCGGGGGCGTTCGAGTGTTCGAGCTGCTCGAGCGGGACTTGCGGCGCCTGGTTTCGCGCGAAACCGGGGCTTCAGCCGTTTGCTAAGAGCCTAATCGCGCGGCGTTCTACCCGGCACAAAGTGTGTGCACTTTTGTTGGGACGCTTTGCGGATTTTCCAGAAAACCTAGCAGGTTCAATACCTTGCTAGGATTTAGTGGCTCCCCGAGTAGGATTCGAACCTACGACCAAGTGATTAACAGTCACCTACTCTACCGCTGAGCTATCGGGGAGCAGTCCGTGTGGACAGGAGCGCGCCTATAACAGCGCCGGAGAGTTTG